TAGTAAACGTAACAGCTTTTGCACCTGCTCCGCTTGCTGTTACATTACCTTGTTCTGTCCTTCTCTGTAAAGATGCTGTATAGCCCATTTGACTTACTCTAATATCCTGTGCAGGATCATTACTTGTAAAGTTGGTTCTAAATTGAAATCCTCTTCCTTTGTAAGTACCGTTAGCAAATGTTTGAAAGTCTGTATAAGTAGGAGATCCAGAACTAGGGTCATCTTGTGTAACTCTTACTAACATCTCCGCATTAACATCTGTTGCTTGAACTCCATCAAAATCTGTCCAAGTGTCAATATTTGCGGTTCTACTATCAAATAAATCATTAGGATAAAATGCCTCTGTTAAAAAATGACGTTTAAGATCAAGACTAAATACCGCACCTAAGTCTAAAGTTGTACTTCCTGCTGCTCCTCCAAAATCATAAGTACCAGAAGAAACAATACCTCCAAAATCATCAACAGAAGAAACAGTATCAAGATCTGTTATTGAATCAAAGTTGCCAGCACCAATTAAATTTAAACTAGTTGTTGTTGCATCGTAAGCAACATTAACTTTAGTACCTTGAAACTGAGGACTATCTAAATCTTCTCTTCGTGTTTGTGTAATTAATGGAGCTAGGTTATCAGGTAGATCAATTATTACGCTAGTTTCTCCAGAACAGAATCTACCGCCATCATCTTGAAATTTTAAAATATACTCACCTTCAAGATACGGAACTTCCGCAGTTGTGGTATTACCAGCCAATGCTTGAATCAAGTCAACAGAGTTAGAAAAAGTACCGCCACCGTCAGTTCTTGTAGAGTGCCTTACATAAACAAGACCTCCATGAGTAACATCTAAATCTGTAGATAAGTTCCATCTAAGCCTTACTAATTTTTCATTTATTGGTTCGGCTGATAATCCAGTAACATCTGATGGTAGTGCAGTTTTACCAACCGCATTAAATGTTAAATCGGCAGAAGTCGCACTTGTCTGTAATGCAGCATTATAACTGAATACTTGAAACTCATACGTTCCAATATCAGTGTTGAATATTTCAAAGTCAGGAGAAGAAACTGTTGTAGAAACAAAGTTACCATTGTTAAATCTATAGTTAACTTGATATTGCGTAACACCAACGATAGGCTGCCAACTGACAATTAGTTTTGCCACCGCTTGATTATTTATTTCAACAAGTTTTTCTTCTGCTTGTAAAGCACTAGGAGGAGGCTTTGGTAAATTTAATATTGATACAGACCTTGCTGGTAAAGTTGCACCATCTTCAATAAAAGCATATTTAGCATTTACATAAGATAAAGCAGTAATCGCATAGTTTATGCCATCAGATTCTTCTACTGTTATTACTCTAAATTTTTGAGCTTCAACTGTATCATTTTGCAAAAGCCAAACCGTATTAGCATTTGGTGTCTGAGAAAAAGCAGAAGATACTGTAATAACCTTTCCAGCAATTGAACTTATATCCCTTTGCTCCACAGTTCCATCAGGTAATATTACACTTAACTTTGCATTATTAGTTGAGACTAAATCTGTTGCAGCAGAATCATCTACAGTTATTTGAGTTGTTGTTGCAGAACTAACTCTTCCACCTCTTCTAACCCCAGAACGAACAGGATCAGCAATATCAATAACAGCACCAGGTCTTACAACAACACCAGAATCTATAGAAGTTGCAAATGCAACAACCTCGCTTTCGTTTTGCTCTGCAAATAATATAGCTTTTGCTAATCTTCTAGCCTGACCTCTTGATGTACACGCAAATCCTTTTACCTGTTTAATAATTACTCCAAATTTAGCAATAGCATCAGCATCTTCATAAACTTCGTAATCTATTTCTCTACTGTCCATATTGAAATAAGAAACAGAAATTACAGTGTTTCGAGTCTTTAAACTGCTACCTGAGTAACTAAATCCTTCTTCGGTTACGTTTGCTAAATTAAATAAATAACTCGCATCTTTTGGACTATCTTGAGCAAGCAATATACTACCAGCAGACCATATCGGCATACATCTCATAACACCAGCAAGTTCATTTATGAGATCAAATGCTTCACTAGATGATTGAATATTTACATTACAACTGAATCTAGCTTCCTGCCCTCCAAATCCATCTGATACCAATGTATTAGCAAACTTACTTGCAGTTACAAAAGAGAAAAGATCAAGAGAACTATCAGTTATATGATTACCAAATCCATATCTGGTATCTGTCAAAAGATCAAGCAGCACCATCGCAGGGCATGAACACCATTGAGCAGCACCCATAACTCCATTAAAAATATAACCATCTGGATAAATAATTCTACCTGTATCAGCATCTACTGTAGGTGTTCCAGAACTTGAAGCACCTGCTCCTGGGATTCTTACTTTTATCCCTCTAATACGAAATTTTCTAGTAGGAATTGATTGGAACTGCATAGAATCCAATCGAATAGCAGCGTAAGCACTATTAGCGTAAGTGGAAGCATCGTCAATTATTTCTCCAAAACTTGTCCATTGAAATGAGTCTTGTAAACTTGTATCTGTACTATCAGCAGTAACTCTAGTAACTCTTATATCAACAGGAAAAGAGCCAGTTAAATTTATTCTGTAGTCCCTTTGGTACGCATCAGCAGTTCTCCCTGTAATAGTGTCATTAATAACATCAGTAAAACCACCAGAATTATATTGAACTCCTATTTTTAACTGAACAGAAGAACCTAATAAGTCTCCTTTATCTGTAGCTTTTTGTAATTGTGGAAAGGTTATAGTTACGTTTACTGCATCAACATTTGAATTTGTTATCTGTCTTGTAACAGGAGAAGATTGAGTGACAGTAACACCTACTGCCGTGACAGAAGAACTACTTTCAATACCTTCAACTTTTGTCTGACCTGAGGTTCCAAAACGAGGATTAAATGTTACATCTTGAAAGTTAAAATCAGTTGTAGCTGGATTAGTTGAATCAGCAGTTGATTTTAAAATAGGAGTATCATTTAAAAATACATCTTTTAATGCAGCATTATTATACGCTGTAGTTCCCTGTGTTCTTCCTTCTTTTGACGCAGTAGCAAAACCTTCAATTTCTCCTTCAGAAATAAGATCAAGAAAAGTAGCAAATTGTCTACTGTGTAAATTGTCAGGTGTTCTAGTTGGTTGGGGTGGAGTTGGTGGAGAAGGTCTACCACCAGCACCTCTAATAGTTTTTTTTGTCATGCCTGTACCTGTTGAGTATCAACAGCACCACTGATCACGACTGAGCCAGTTACGATTTCTCCATATACTATTGGTACAGGTGTACCAGCCCGTGATGTGTTTTGAGTTCCAGAAAAACTAAATGATAATTGTGGATCTTGTTCTGATTTAAATTCTTTTGGTTTTGGCAAAGGAAATAGCATTTCAGACACACCTTGCAAAACTAAAGAAGCACCTAGATATACCATACTTTTTCCTAATGCTGCACCTTTAAATCCAAGAGCAGTTGTTGAAAAATTTGAAAAAGTAAGAGGTGTAAACATAAAAGCACCTGCAATAAGAGCAGCACCTAATAATACTTTTCCAAGACCACCTCTACCAGCACCAGCAATTACAGGAACAATATGTATATCTTCTTTTCCTATTGGATGATGTATTTCTTCTTTATTTATTGCATAATTACCAACTTTTACCTGATAATATTGAGGATTCATATATTTTTCTACCTGCGGAAAGTTGTTAACCAAAAAACTAACTGCCTTTGCAAGACTATCTACCTGTATTTCAAACTCTTTGTGACCTACAAATTCCGCAAGTTCGCCATACAATTTTAATTTACGAAACATAACGATACCTACCTCCTGTGCATTTTAACAACCATTGAGAATAAGGCTCTCTACAAGATAGTCTATCGGTTAAATGATGTAAAACATCCCCATCTAAAAAAATAGCTACATGATTTAAACCAGGAGATCCAATAGACATTAGTAACGCATCACCATTCATTGTTTTCTCATCTGGTCTAAGTTCTCTAAAACCAGTTCTCCATGCACAGGTTTCAAACAAGGGATTGAGAATAAACTCTTCTGGTGTTGTAGGTCTATCCCAATCTTTTAATTCAATACCTTTTTCTTCTTTATACCAATCTTTAACTAAAGACCAACAATCAGTAACACCCCAGACCCATGGTCTGCCTAATAAAGGTGGTTTATATCCACAAGGCTCACAATATCCCCATTGTTCTGTCTTTGGGTTAACAATATGCCATGGAAGATTACTTTGCTCACAACTAATTTTATCTGCCTGACTAGGTGTAGGTGGTGTTACAGGGTGGCTATGAACA